GCCGGGATGACGGCAGGGTCGGAGCGGCTTCATGGCCATCGGGCTATCCCCTCCGGGCAAAACAAAAACGCCTGCACCAACACGACCGCTGTCAGCGGATCATGTGGCACAGGCGCTCAGGCACAGGCACTCGTCGATATTCACGATGGACTCTTTCCCGCAGATCTTGCAGTACACGGTCAACGACCGTGCCCTGGTGTCGGGGTTGAGTCGAAGAACTTTTCCTCGTCCGCATCGCGGGCAGAGGAGCCATCCGTTCTTTGTGTCAAGTTTAGCAGTTTTTACCTCAGTTTGCAATGCTTTTCCACCACTTTCTTCGGCTTGTCCGTAAATATTCATTAGGTTTCAAGAATAAGAAATCATTATCTAAAATAAAAGTACTATTTTCAGTATGCGAGATACTTGGAGTACGAATAGAGCCCCCACTCGCTCTTTGCCTCGTTGTGTTCGAGCGGTAAGATGATCGCATCACGCGGCACATAGATCCTGCCGGTTTTGCTGCTGCGGACCTCCGGCAACGGCACTTTTGCTTTCAGCGTCCGCGATGGCCCCCACGGATGCTGTCCGACTTCTGGTCGTTCCTTGGTGAAGTATCGGGCGAGCCTGCGATAGCCGTCCTCTTGCAGGATTTTTTTCTTTGTGTATGGCACATCGTAGGCCTCGCCCCAGTCCCACAGCCGCCGCACGAGCACCGCAGGATACTCACTATTGCGTAGAAAGACGTGGATGTGTAGGCTGTCATGCAGCCCCTCGATGCGGTAAACATAGTCAAATGGCTTACCGCTGCCCCAGCGTTTAAGGCGCTTGAGGTAGGTGTTCCAGATCTGCTGCACGTCTTTCCGGCTCTCCGGTAGATTCTCCGGCGCAAACGTCAGTGAGTGGAAAACACCGTCGTACTCAAAGAGCGCGAGCCGCAGCTCCAGTTTGTCGACGGTCGTGCGGCTCATCGCCGGCCCGCACCGAGAGCGGATGCACTCGCCATTCTTCCGCAAAAAGCACGATCGATCCGTCGAAAATACCTTGACCAAAGGTCCCGCCCGCTGCTTTACGATGCAATATTCATCCATGGCGACAACTCCCAAGCGATCCGGAGAGCTGCCCGGTCACGCGCCCAAAGGCGGCGTCAATTGCCGCGGTCGTGATGGCAGATCGGAGCATCGCATCAGTCTCGCCGGGCAGGAGAGCTCGCGGCCACTCGCCGCAGATCGTGTCAGACCATGCGGTGAGGACGAGAGCGAGCACGTCGCGGTGCGACATATCGCCATCGCAGGAGTCCGCCAGGCGTCTGGCATCATTCCGCGACACCCCCAGCCCCATGAGCCGTTTGATGAATCGTCTACGTTCCATCCGATGCCTTCTTCCGGGGACGTCCCGCTTTTTTCTTCACCTCGACGCCCTGCGCGGCGAGGACTTCGATGATATCATCCTTGCTGCAAACGTTCAGATCCGCCAGCACGCGGAGCTGGGCAACAGGGTTCGCCGCCTGTCGATACGATGTCACGATCTCACCCGGCGTCATCAGCAGTTCTCGCCCCTTTTTCTTCTGCGGCTGCTTTGTTGGCTGTTTGAGGTTATGCTCGCGCAGGACGGACGGTTTTCCCTGTCCCTGTTCCTGTTTCTCTTCATCCTCTGGCGGAGCGGCCGTATCCGATTCGGACACGACCATTTCTGCGGTACAGTGCGCCCCATCTGCGATCTGAACTTGGACATCGTCTAATTCAGGGAACTTTTCGAGCTCGAATTCCGTACCGACGCCAAGCACCAGCACGCCCTTCATGATGCTCTCGCAAACGTAGTCGCGCATCGCCTCCAGTTCCTTTGCGGTGTGAGGAAACACCCCGCGCGGCACCATAACGACCAGCACAGTTTTCAAAATATTATCTTTCATGCCGGCTCACCATTTATTAACATATCGTGAAGATCGACGAATCGACCGCCGAGGCCTTTGTCCATCAGCTCCTGCAGCGCGTCGAGCGTGGCGTGGACGTCGCGCGCCTCCGCGACCTCGACGCACAGTTTCTCCATGTCGCACAGCTTAGCGCACGCACCATAGATGCGTGGCGGGCACTGTAAAAGGTTTGCGCCCTTCAAGCCCCACGCGCCATTCTCTCTATAGGTCAGTTGTTTATACTCATTCATCCCCGGTCTCCCTCCAATTTGATTTGCCTGAATTCTCGGTCGCTCTCAATCTTCACGACCATGCAATCGCCATTCTTCCGCAAAAAGCACGATTGATCCGTCGCAAAGGCTTTGACCAACGCCCCGCCCGCTGTCTCACGATGCAGTACTCATCCATACAGGTGGCTCCCCAGCATGCCGGAGACCTCTCCGGTTATATCGCCCTCAACAACGATCTTTTCCAGCTGCTTGTAGTAAATCTGCAAAAATTCCACACATAACCTGTTCATAATCCGCACGTGCGAAGTACTCCCATTGCACATGCCTGCCACCCTTACCGCGGCATTTCTGTCGAATCCAATGCTCATCAGCAGCTTGATCATTCGTTTCTTTTTCATTTAGTTGTCCCCATCGTCATCTGTTGATACTCTTCCACGCGCTCGACCTTGACCACGCGCACGCCGCCATACTTTTCAAAGTCCATCGCCACTTTTTCCTTGATTCCCTGCGGATCCGCGTCGTCCGGCGCATCCAGCGCCAGCGTCACCAGTAACCTCACACGATTTCCCCCTTCGTAGCTCTTCACTTAATCAAGACGATCCCACAGCCGCCGGACCTTAAAGGCCCGCTGCTCCGCCACCGCGTCCTCGACCTCAAACTCGATCGCCATCTGGTCGAGCATGATACCAACGTCGGCAATCTCCTCGGCGATGTTGGCGAGCGTGTCACCGTCCACACGCCCGCGCAGGAATTTGCACAGCACGTCCTGCAGCTCGGCCATCTCCTCAAAGACCATCGTGATCTGCGCCTGCGCGCCGTAGCGGCTGAGCGCCGCGCAGAAGGTTTTGCGTTCCATGTCAGTCATCCTTATCGCTTGACACCTCCGTTCTTTTTGCATGGAGAACAAAACAGCCTATCAACCCAAGACACTTTTCCGGTGCCGCCAGTAGCACATTTTTTTGACTGACAAGTCCTGTTCTCTTTGTGGTAATAGATGCAGTCCTTACACGGATTTCGCATCGCATTCACCTCCGTCCTTTCTCTCCACCTCCGCTATTCTTCCTGTGGCCATTTCTACGTACGAGGGATTGATCTCGCATCCCACGAAACCGCGTCCCATTCGTTTGGCCACCACTCCCGTCGTGCCGCTGCCCGCAAATGGGTCAAGGACAACGCCGCCCTCTGGGCAACCCGCTAAAATGCACGGCTCGATCAGTTTTTCTGGAAACACGGCGAAGTGTGCGCCGCGAAATCCGTTTGTGCTTACGCTCCAGACACTCCGCTTGTTCCTGCGCCCCGTCTTGTTTTCGCTGTTCCCGTGGCTCTCACGCTCCACCTGTGCGCTGTTGTCGTGAGATCGCCCGCCGGTATAGGCTCCACCGCCGCGAAACGTTCTTGCGTTTCCTTTGGCCGACGTGACTGGTTCGCTGATTGCCGCCGCGTTGAAATAATAGTGCGCTGACTTTGACAGCAGGAAGATGTACTCATGTGATTTTGTGCATCGGTCGCTTACGCTCTCCGGCATACAGTTCGGCTTCTGCCAAATGATGTCTTGCCGCAAATACCAACCATCTGCGCGGAGAGCAAAGGCCAACTGCCAAGGTATGCCAATCAGGTCTTTTTTCTTGTACCCCTGTGGTACGCGCTTTGCGGTGTGTCCGCAGGAATTGCGAGTATTCTTCGACGGCTGGTTCCCTGAATTGGTAGCATAGCTATCGCCCACGTTCACCCACAGCGTTCCATCCGTATGTAGCACCCGCCGGACTTCACGGAAAACAGCGACCAGCGCCTGCAGGTATTCCTCCACGCTGCCCTCGTTCCCAATCTGTCCCTCCATTCCATAATCCCGCAAATTGTAGTAAGGCGGGGAGGTCACGCAGGTATGTACGCTTTCTGGCGGCAGCGTCCGCAGCAGCTCCAGCGCGTCGCCTTGCAGAATAGTGCAGTTCATCACTCTGCCTCCGCGTCCCAGTCAATCGCCTGTCCGCATTGCCCGCAGAAGCGGCAGCGGTTTCCGTCCTCGTTGTGCAGGTATTCACCGCTCCCGCAGGACGGGCAGGACAGTACACCCGCGTCCCTGTCAGGGTATGGGCTTTCCGGTACACGCCGCCGCAGCGCCTCCACGCCCATCCGGCAAGCCTCGTTCACTGGCTCAAGGCTCTCATACGCCTCCCGGTGTTCCGGGTCGAGAATTTCCCGCGCTCTTGCGATTTCCATTTATTACATCCTTTCCGCTGCCGCTCGGAGGGCTTCAATGTCGATAGGAATACCGCGCCCACCCTCATAGTTGATAAACTCGACGACGCTTTCAATGTTCAGCGTGTTCATAGCCAACAGCGCCGCTTCCGTATCTCTGTTGCAACAGTCATTCCAGAGCATATACAGGCGCGCCCCCGTGATGCCTGCCCGTTGCATCCTTTGGAACCCCTGTTCAGCCTTAAACATATCCATGTCGTAGGCTTGCATCAGGAATTGCAGCGCACCCGGGTTGCCTGCGCAAATATCAAAAGTTACCATCATTCCTGCACACCCTCCATTCCGATCTGCCCCGCGTCCTCCGCGTCGTCCTCGGCCTCCTCGATAACCGCCTCCCGGCGCTCCTTATCCTTGTAGAACTGCTCCATGCATAGCGCCTGAAATTCCGCAAGATCGTTGATGTACTCCTCTTTCAGAATGTTCATGGGCATGATGGCTGCCAGCACATCCATGCCGTCATGTACCACAAGATACCGCTGTCCCGCTTCGGTCTGACGTGCCGTGTAATAGATGTATTCGCTTTTCTTGATCTCCTCCGCCAGCGGCGCAAGATACGCCTCGTTGTAGAAGATCAGCTCGCCATCCACCTTGCAGCGGCAGGCGGAACACCATAGCCCGTTTGGAGCCGCCTCCTTTACCCGAACAGATACAGAATGCAGAATTTCAGCAGGGCAGGCCCGGCCAGCGCCAGCGCCAGCCCCCAAATCACCATCAGCGCAAGCAGCAGCATCGCGCCCAAGCCATACAGAATATCTTTCATCGCTTTCCACCTCTCACGCCGATGGTCACATAGGCGGTTCCTTTCCCGTTCAGCTCCATATCCACGGGTGCCTTGCAGTCCAAGCAGCTATGGGTGATGGCCTCCGTCTCCGCATTGGTCTTGTAGCGGAACGACTTACCGCACTTACAGTGCATGAACATGGGGCGCAGGCCCTCCAGCGGCGTTTCATGCCCGCACTCCTGACACCGGAAACTGTACGTTTCCCGCTTCGCGCAGAACGCCTTGGCCTTGCCGCACTCCTCGCACACCACCAGCAGAAAACCCTTGTAAGGCCCCTGCGTCCTGTCCTCCTCCGCCGTGGCCCAGCTCTCCCGCTCGCCGAACATTCGCTCCACGCGGCTGTTCCGCTCCGGCTTGTTCCGTTCCGCCGTGCCGCCGGTATGTACCTGCTCTCCGGTGCTGCCAAAGCCGCCGCGATCACGGTTGCCCAAGCTCTCCACCTGCACAAACTCCATGTCCGGTGCCTTCTCCACAAGGCGGAACTGGCAGATGCGCGTTCCTTTCGGAATGCGCGTTCCCTCTTTCCGCAGGCATAGCGCCGGATAGCCCCACACATCGCCGTCACCGCAATAGTCATTCTCGATCACGCCCATGCTGTTCGCCAGCAGGATGCCCCACTTGCCAAAGGTCGAGGAGCGGGGAACAACGTGCGCATAGTAACCCGCCGGTATTTCAATGGAAACACCCAAGGAAATGATCTTGTACTCCAGAAAGTCCAGCGTGACATCCTCTGCGGTGCAAAGGTCTATCCATTCTCCGTGAACCTCCGGCAAGGCGTTTCCATGGGTGTTGATTTTCACTTTCATATTCAGTTCCTCCCGCAAAATTCTTTTGGCATAACCACCGCCGTGCTGTGCGACACGGCCCAGACCTCCGCGTCCCGTATGTCCGTCCACTCACAGCCCCAGTATTCCGCCGCGTTCAGCAGTGCGGAGTAGTTCGACCGGTGCGGCACCACCACAGCCCCGTATTTCGGATGCACTCCCCGCGCCCTGCCTCTGCCCCGCCAGCGTTCCTCACGCGCCCGCCGGACGCTTTTCTGGTATCTGTCGCGGTCAAAATACATCTTCGTCCCGCTCCCGCCGCAGCCATTCCGCGTCCTTCTCCTGCCCGTAGAAAGCATGGCCCAGCCATCAGCCCAACAGCACCAGACTGAGAGCCGCACGC